AGCCGTCCAACCGTCGGTACTGCGCACGATGGTTTTAAACTCAGGCAAGCGCAGCATTTCGTTTCTCAGCATTCTGACTACGCCGTCCTCGTGATAGGCGGGATTAGTTGGCCTGGTCTCCCAAAATCGCGGCGTGTTATCGCCGGGACAGCCTATCAGTGTGATGCTGCCGGCACCCATGAGCCAAGCTATTTGCATGGCGAAGTATCCCGATAGCGGCATCAAGGGTTCAAGGTTCTGCCAGCAGTAATCCGCCTCGCCGCCATCCGTGGTGTGAGTGCTGATATCGGTGTTGCCCACTGGCCGGCTGGATTCATCCCTGCGCAGGCCAGACCAGTGGGCTAATTTGCTCGCGTGAAGACTAACGAGATGATTGACAACGGGCAGGTAAACGCCGACATCATTGGCGGCGAAGACGACTTGTGAACGATCGTAAACCCTGTCGAAGTTTTCAAACACTCCGCGACCACTGCCAACGACCAAGGCCGGCTTACCAGCCAGGGAGTTCAGCAGGGGCGCGATGTTACCCTGGCCAAAATGGCCCTTGTGTTCCCATGAAGCCCCGTAGCCCTGCATTCCCGCAGTTGAGTAATTTGCCATCGCTACTCAGTTTTCAGCGTTAGCGAACACCCCTTGCCAAACCCGCGCTCGATAATCCAAAGGGCTTCTTCCGGTCTGCCATGACCACAGTAAGCGTCAATGGTTTCTCCATCTACGGCCACCATCACGATAGGCATGTCCATGTATCGCTGTGCGTAACAGCCACAGTGTGCGGCCTGCGGCTTTCCGGGTACATCAGTCACGATCAAATTTACGCAACGAAATTTACCCAGAAAGCAGCACAGGCCGCACTTATTGCAGGTGCCCGTCAACTCAGGAAGCATCAGCTTCCCGGAATCAGCAGCACGTGACCCTTGATGAGCTTGCCCACAACCGCAGCCGCCGTACCGATCTTGGCGACGACGATAGCATCCGCAGACGGTCGATAGGCGACGCCGGCATAGGCCAAATTGCCTTGTGCGTTTGCGACGTCAAAATCTGTCGCCGCCATGTAGCGGTCATCGTCGCCGCTGTCACCAATTTGCACCGTACATCCGGCGCCCGCAGAGGCGCCCAGACCGTTGCCCGTGCAAAACAGCGCCGCAACCGACCAACCCTTGGGCAACACGAACAAGTTGTAGGTGTCGCCGATATTACTTGCCGACACGATTGTCGCCTCGAAGTAGAGCGGCACGACGCGACCATGACGGTCGCGAGCATCCGGGACGTACTTCGTTACGTCATAATTCGTGTACAGCGTCGAACTTCTCGCAGTAGCAGCCATAATTACTCCTTCAAATTTCCAGAGCTTAAGCTCTTAGTTTTCCAGCGCAGAGACGCGAACCACCGCGCCTTCCCACAGACGAACCGCGCCTTGCGTCAACGAAATATAAACCTGAATTTCGTTGTTCAAGTCGTTACGCGTGCTGATGTCGGGTTTGGGGTCTTGCGCGCTGGAAAACCCAACGCCCTCAACGCCCATGGCGATACAGTAGCGTGTATCAGCAGCCGGCAACTGAAGCATGTTTTTAGTTGCCACCGCGGTCGCCGTAGATATCCAACTGGTTTGGTCGACAACGTCGGCGATTTCAATCCAGTGGAAGCCCTCCCAGTCCTGACCGTCGATGGTGCCGGCATCGTGAATACGATTCTTGGTAAAATCGCTGCTCGACGCCTGCGTAATCGCCAAGATGTCGGTAAGCTGCCCAGGGCTGTAGAAGAACATCCGGTTTTTGGCACCCGACGGCACTGATGCCTTGCTTAACAGCACGTTGGCGGCCATGATTCTAGCCAGTGACATCGCCGTGTTGGTGCCGATTTGATAACTCGACACCATGGCCTGACTGGAATAGCTTTGCTGTCCCGTCGTGCCACTCGTCGATATGGTCAGCGCAGAATCGATCGCGGCATCCAAAATTTGCTTGTCGATTGACTGCACGGCTGCGGCGGCCAACAGCTCGCGGTAATCGCTCTGCGGCGAGATCAACATGCGCACCACGTCAACATTGGGCGAGAGCAGAATACCGCCGCCGATGCTCTGCATGGTCGCGCCGCGCCGGGTGTGATTGGGATTGAGTTGAACGGTTTGCGTGTGACGGCCAATGGGTTGCAGTAAAACGTTACCCACGCGCTCCCAGGTATCGATGGCCGCGTTGATGCCGCTGCGCGTATTGCGCGGTCCAAGTTTGGCCTTCACCTTGGATTCTTTTTGCTGCATGGTTTGCAGCAGCATGGGCGTGAATTGTTGGACCCAGGCTTCAGGAATGCTTAGTGCCATTGGAACCCCCTCAAAAAAGTATAGCCGCGGTCTTTTTGGCGGGAACCGCAACCGCCTTCGTGAGAGTGTCCACCACCCGGTGGGTCTCGCTACCCCTTACGCGAGGCAACGGCGAGCTTTAGCTCGCGCTCACTAAGGCCGCTTTTTTGAAGCGGGTATCTTAGATCAAACTTTTGCGCCCCTGGCTCTTGCCTTGCTGTAGGCGATCGCCCGTAGTTGGGCTTCCAACGCAGCGCCCTTTTTCTTCGGACTTACCGTGCTGGGTTTGTTCCTATGAACCTCGCTCATGGCTTGAGCCAGTAGTGTTGACGCCATAAAATGGCTGTACTCCGATTTTATTCCGTTGGCAAGACCGGCGTTTTAGGCCGTCGCGCGGCTCTCACCTTCGCCATGCGCTCGGCGGCTTCGCGGATTTCGCTCTCCGTGCGCTCCGCTCTGAGTGGTCCGCGGGCATGGCGTTCGGCGCCGAGCATGTGCGCGTCCACCGTGGCGGCATCGGCGCCGGTGATGCGCATAATGGTTTCCTTGCGATGACCCTTGCGCGCCATCTCGTCGATAACGTTGACCAGCATGGGATGATCGCTGGGACATCCCTTATCGATTAAATCGCTCATTTTGTCCTCCTAAAGCGTGACCTTGTTTGGATAGGCTTTGGCAAACAGCGATTGCAGGTAGTCATGCGTGCCGCGGTCGCCGGCCAGGTAAAGCTTATGCTTGGGATTGTCGGGATTGTTGATGATGTCGTTGGCCTCTTTGACTAACGACGCCTGTTCTGGTGAGGCAGGGCCGCCCTGGGTAGCGCCGCCGAAGTCCTGCATAAGCAGAGGCGCGGCACGCGCCAGAATCCGTACCAGCGCGGGATGATCGCCAAGAGCAATTTCTTTATCCTTCCCCCAGGAAATGGTTTCGTTGAGCAAGTCCTTCACGTCGGGATCGGTAATCTGCAAGTGATTGACGACACGGTTGTAGTCCTCGACGAATTGTTGATTTTTCTCCATGTCGGCTTTGAACAACTCTTTGACGCCGTCGCCGGTAACGTATTCCCGCTGGGGCACCATCATCACCGGCGCGGCTTCTTTCTGAAACCAGTCAAGCAACGCCTGCGCCTGCGTGTTGGTGATGCCCAGTTTATGCGCCACGGGTTTAAACGAGTTCAGCACTTTGTCACCGGCAATGGCCTGATCATCAACGCCTTCGATTTTAAACTGATAGCCCTGGGGATCACTCGGCACGGGCTCGCCGATTTTGGCAATCTGATAGCCTTTGTCTTTGAGCTTCGCCGATTGTTCGCCGGCCCACTTATCGAAGTCTTCGGGTTTAGCCTCGCCATTGGGCAAAGCTATACTGCGCCCGCGATAGCTGTCGAGTTCGAGATGGCCTTTGACGAAATCACCAAGCGAGTTGTACTTCTGAATCGAGGGATGCGAGAGGGTTTCGGGGGGAATATCGGCAGTTAGTTCCGCGGGTAACTCCAATGGCATGGTTTAGTCCTCACTCGGTTTTTGATCTTCTGTTAGCACAAAATCTTGAATCTGTCTGGCCAGCCGGCGCATGCCCTCACAGATGCCGCGCTCAAATTCGGTGTTCAGTGCCGGCACGTCGTCAAGCCGGATTTCGGTCAACCAGTCGAAAAACGGCGACCCCTGTACCACGCGACCGCGGATATCGCTCTGGATAATGGCGTCACTGCGCTGCGCATAAGTCGGACGTATTTTTTTTTTCACGGCCATGTTAGGCGGCTTCTGCTAGACCGCCGCCAGCGGCTTCGCCAAGCGCCTTGATGCCCGGCGCAGCAGCGCCAAGGGCAGCGGCGCCGCCACCCATCATCTCGAACATTTTTTGCTGTTGCTGTTGCTGTTGCTGTTGCTCGACGTTGAACTCGAAAGTCTCATGATCGATAAGCAAATCGTGAATGCTGCGAATCTCCCAAACCCTGCGCAACGTTTTCTCCCAGTCAACGATCAGTTGCGCCTGCGGATATAGTCCCACCACGCCGGCAACGTCGGCGATGCCCTCGCGAATATTGGTTATGGTCTGATTGCGCTGCGCTCTTGCCAGTGGGCCTTCATAGACAACGTCAAAAGCGCCATAAGGCGATGACTGCGCGATATCGTCGGTGGGCTCGGCGATCATGTCGGGAATATGTGCCATGAGGTCGAGAAGGATGTCGACGATGACGGATAAAAACTCAGCTTCGAGCAGGCCAAAAATGGGGCCGATGATTTGCTGCAACAACGTCAGCCGGGCGTTGACTTCGAAGGCGGTCATTTCGGGCTTTTCTCTTGCCAGCAGGTTTAGGATTTCCTGCACGTGCCAGATTTGCAAAATCTGGCGCTGTTTGCGCTCGGCCATCTGGTCATGGGCCACCCAGTTCGAGCCCTCGTTTAGCGGCTTGATGCTGTTGTGAATATCGGTGACCACGGTGCGCCCGCGGGCCTGTGTACTGAGTATGCCGCCGATAATCGAGTTGCGTTTCTGCAAAAGCGGAGGATCAAGTTCGCGGTCCCACTTCATGATGGCGCGCTCGTCGGCCATCGATAGCGTTTTCTGGTCGGCCAGACTCACCTCGCCGAGCCCCCGCGCGTAGGTTTCGCCCGCGATGAGATCGTACCTGGCCACGGCGACGGGAAACTTGCGGTAACCGCTTTCCTTGAGCAGCTTTTTTTTGTCCTTCTCCACCCAGCACGACGCATAATCATACTCACGGTTGGTTTTAGTTTTCGATTTTGAATAGGTTTGCTGAAAATCGCGCGGCATGATGGAGTGCAGGACTTCGAATTCTTTGAGCGGGTCTTTTTCGGCGCATTTCTTAACGTCATCGCTGGCGTCGCCGATTTTAACCACCTCGTGCGCCGGTAGTTTCAACGACCTGATGAATTTATCGATGCGGCCATCGTCACCCTCGGCCATGACGTATTTACCCCAGGGGATCGACGTAAATCTGAACCTGTTGCCGCCCTCGCGGGGTTTAGTGATTTCTTCAATCAGCATGGGGCCGTTGCCAAACAGCCCCCAGGAATGCACGACTTGTCCCGCGGGTCCGTAGAAGTTCGGCCTCAAAGCCAACAGCATGCGCAGCGTGGTATCGGCGAGCCAGGCGGCGTTCTCTGGTTTGGCGTTTACCGCCGGATCGCGACTACGCAGAGAAAACCAGGCCGTGGCCTGATTGAACAATGCGCCTTGTACGAATTGACTGAACACATGGGAGCCGTAGCCTGAAGTGCCGTCGAACGCTCTTTCGTTTTTGCGCGCGCCGGGCGCGCGTTCGACGCTGACATCGCTAACGTGAGGGTCGATGTAGTCGATGATTTGCTGGGCGGTGCTGTCAAAATTCGTGCGCTTGTTTTTTAGCTGCTCATACCAGCGAACGATTTCTTCTGGCTTGCTCATGATTAGCCAATCTGCCCCAGGCTGCCCGACGCCACCATGGTTGACGACCGTCCCGCGCGAGCGCGCTGCATTCGCAGGGCTTCGTCGGCGGCTGCTTGAGTCTCGCCGGTATCGGTCTTGGGCACCGGAACTGGTTTGGGTTTTTTTGGCTTTGAAAACGCCATGGCATCACCTCCCTGTATTGCTTAACAGCTTGACGGTATCGCTGCGATTCTCGTTCGGCACTACCACACCGTAACGGCAAAGTAAATAAATAAAAGCATCGCCCAGGTCTTCCCAGGGATGGTTGGGTTTTTTGGGTTTGTCACTGCGAAGCTCGCCCTGATGAGATTTAGCCGTAAACCAGCGCCCACTAAGCGCGCGAATCAAGTCCAGCGTAAAGGCGTTGCGTTCGATAACCACGCCATCGAATCGCGGAAATATTTTAATCATGGCCTCGCGCCGGTTGTCCCACTTGACCGGGCCGGGTTCGTAGTCGCCACCGCCCAGCGCGTCTTTGATGCTTTGCAATGCCGAGTTGTCGATATCGGCGTTCTCGCCGGTCTCGCCGCTGGGATCGTAGCCGATAACGCAAAACGTATCGGTGTCTCTAAGCACCCACGGTGCGAATCTCGATAGCCACGGCACCACCAGCTCTTCCATGCACTGTTTCATACCCTGGTTCATGAGATACAATCCAGCTTTGACAACGAGTGTCCTATAGCCTTTGATCGACATGGGCTGCGCGATGACACACGTCGGCGTGTGGCCGAAATCGAAACCCATGTAGACGGGCTCGCCGGGAATCAAAGCCAGCGTGTCTCTGGTAACGTGGCGGTCCTCGCGAAATCCCTTGGCGACTTGCTCGCCGATCAACACGGTTCCGGGTTGACCCAGGATTAAGCGCCTGAGTAAATCCGGGCGATGTTTGAGGCTTTGCACCCAAAGCTTGCGGTCATCGTAGCCGGCGCGCTCGCCGGCGGGAATCCTGAACCACTGTTGGGCGTCGCGAAACCCCATGCACGCCTGTATCGGCGTGCCCTGCGGGTAGTCGATAAACTCGGCGGGACGCTCCATCTCGGCAAGTCTCAGCAGTTCGTCGAATTGTTCGGGTCGGGCAAACACGGGCTCTTCGGTGGGCTGCCAGCGCTTCCACGTCCAGTGGTCTTGGTCGGGATAGTTCAGCGTACACACCGCAGGACGGAAGTGTGAGGGCATGCGCTGCGAGGTTATGGCCAGCATCCAGGCGTCCTCGCTAACTCCTGACGACTGCACCATGACGGCGGATGGCGCGGCTTCTTCGAACCACACGCCGACGGTTTCCATGCGCACCCTGTCCATGGCGCCCTGATCCTCGATGCCGAAGAGGTCCACGCGCACCAGTGGAAACTGTTCCTGGTAAAACGTGGCCACATGGTCGCCGTCGCTAAGCTTCCAGCCGCCGCGAAAAATGGGATTGTTCAGACTGCGCACAGTCTTGAGTTTATGCGAGGTAAACGTATCCGTGACGCCCATCCAGTTGACGGGCAGCGGATAGCCGTGACGGTAGTGCTCCTTGGCGTGCTCGATGCTGCCGATGGCCCATCCCAGGGTTTTGCCGTCGCCGCGGGTGCCAAAAACGGCGATCT